TCGTCTTGCCAAGATAATCGAACGTGATCTGCCGGCCGGTGCCGCCGTCATCGGCGGGCACGACGAGCGGAGCGTCCATCTGGGCGAGCGTCTCGCCGGTCGTCTGGCCGAGGTGCCCCACGTCGATCGTCGCACCCTCGGCATCGCCGGGGTTCGTGGTGCTGATCACGATGTTCGTGACGGTGTACTCGGTGCCGAACAGGTCGAGCACCGTCCCGGCACCATCATGCGGCGTAGCCTGCGACATGGAATCAAGTCTCCTGCCAGAGGATCGTGTACGTCTGTGTGACCGCGTAGACCGGCGGGAGGTCGCCGCCGGCTAACTGAATGAAGCCGTCCGCTTCGTTCTGGAGTGCGACGTGCCTCACCGATATCGATGATGCCACGCTCGACCCCCATCCATCCAGTTTCCGCCGGCACGCATCGGCGAGCGCCCGCACCGCCTCATAGGTCTCGGCGTAGAGCTCCAGGGCGAGCGTGACGGTCACGATGCCGCCCGGCTGATTGGTCAGCGTGGACTCGCGGACGACCGCCTGCCGACGCCACGTCGCGAACGGCAGGGCAGCCGTCGCCGGTGCCAGAACCGGGTAGATACGGGTGCCCATGATCGCCGCCACCGACGGGTCGGCCACGAGGGCATCGGCGACGACCTTCTCGGGAGACTTCAGCGTCACGCGGCCTCCCGTGCGAACTTGGCGAGTTCGGCTTCGAGGGCGAGCCGTAGCTCACGCTGGAGGATCTCGGCGACGAGCGACTCGGTCTGAGCCCACGCGGTCGCCAGCGGCGGGCGGCCGGATCGACCGCCGGGAGTCATTCCGGCGATGCGGATCGGCTGGCTCGACTTCTTGAAGAACGCGGCGGGGGACTCGGGATCGGTGCGGACCGACTGACCCTCGGGCACGCGAGGCGTGGGCCTGACCTTGAACGGGCCGAGCCGATTGAAGCTCGACGCGATGTAGGCGTTCTGGCCGCTGACTTGGTGCGGTCGCACCGTCGTCGTTGTACCACTCCTGGTACGCCGGGTGTGTCCCTTGCGAGCGTACGGAGTGTTCGACAGCCGTGAGATCACCCGATCCTGCGTGCCATCTTCGAGCCACCACTGATGAAACGCACGATCGGGCCCGCGTCGCACTCGGCCGCCGGCGGCGCTTCGCGAGCGTGCCCGGCCGGCTTGGTTGTAGCCCACGACGCCGACGGCGTTTCCGCTTCGCGGGTAGCGGACGACCTTGCCGTTCACGGCCGCCAGCAAGTTCCCGGTCGGCCCGACGGGCGTGAGGGATCGCAGCCGAGCGACGACCGGCTTGATCGCTTTGTCCATGGCTTTCGCGACGTGCCCGGCTCTCACGGCGGGATCGCGGAACACCTCGCCGAGTTGCTTCGCGAGCTCGGTCAGGTTCGCCGTGTCGAGACTCAACTCGATGCCCATCAGTCAACGTCCTCCACGCAGAGGAGCTCGTGCTCGGTGCGGTTGCTGTGCTCAAGCAGCGACGTGATCTCAAGCACCCGACCACGCCACAGAATTCGCATCTGCTGGCTCAGGCCGTCCACGTATCGCAGCCGCACCCGGTGTGTCACTTCGGTCTGTTGCTGCCCAGAGAGCAGCACCTCGCGGCCCGAGAGTCCCTCGACGCTCGCCCATCGCTCGACGAACGTGCCCCACGTTTGCGTCGTCTCGCCGAGCCGGTTGCGAACCTCGGTCGCCTGCTGGATCGTGATCCGCTCGCGGAGCCTGCCGGGATCAATCGCCATACATCACCAGCGTGTAGCTCGCCGTGCCGGCGGTCGCATCGACCGAGATCTGGAGCGATGTCTCAGTGGCTCCGACCTCGGAGACCGCACCCTGCTCGGCTCGCGAGAGCACGAGCGGCTTGCCGGTCGCACCGCCGACGCACTTCACGAGCGCCGTGCCGGTCGCCGAGAAGACGAGCCGGGAGACGTTGGAAAACGACACCGCCGTGCCCGACGCAGCCGTGTAGCCGGGAGCGGACAGCGTGATCGTCACCGCACTCGTGCCGCACGTGCCCGACACGACCGCGACCTTGCCCGAGGTGTACTCGTCGGAGGTCTGGATCGCGATCGTCTTCACCGTCTCGACGCCCGAGGCAGTCGCCGAGTCGGTGCAGGTGGTATCGACGATGACGGTGCCGCGAATGCTGCTCACGTGTACGATCCCCACTTCGTTGAGTCGAGCAACGCCTTGACTCCGAACGGCATCTCGGACATCGACGCGGCGTCGGCCGCCATGCGACGCTCGTACCACTGACCGACGAGCATGAGGATCGCCGCCTTCACCCGCTGCGGCACGCTGCCGCCGTCCACGCCACGGCCGCCCCACCACGTGACGGTGACGCTGCCGTAGTCGAGTAGGTGGCTGGGCCACGAGCCGCCGTAGAGCGGTCGCAGGGTGCCCGGCTTGCTGTCGCGGTCGATCCGGTACTCGGAGGTCGAGAGCGTCGCCGTGTTGCCGGCGTCGCTCGCCGTGTAGACGACGCTGACCGCCGTGCGGGCCGGCGTCTGCGACATCGGCGGGCGTGGCAGTTCGATCGCCGCCGGGAACGCATCGAGCCGCATCACGTACTGCGTGTCGATCAACGTCTCGTCCATGTAGGTCTCGCAGTACTCACGCGCAGCCGACACGAGAGCAGCGACATAGGAATCGTCGGTGTTCGTGTCGATCCGGCAATGAGCCTTGGCGTCGGCGACGCTCACCGGCTCGACGACCGGCTGCGTGGCGACCTTGAGCGAGCGGTATCGCTTGCCGTCATTCATCGCCGTCGCCCTCGTCGCCGTGGCGTCATGTCGGCACTCTCGCCGTCTGGCTCGACTGCCGCCGTCTCGATCAGCGTCTGCTGCTGCTCACGCACCGCGTAGTTCCAAGCGAGCAACCGAGCGGCTAGGCCGGCGTCGCACTCGACGACCTCGCCAGAGCGATACGAGCCATACGCCCGCAGCATCCGCACTCTCATTGTCTCGGTCATGGCACGCTCCATGCAGTTTCCGGTGGCTTCTTCGTCCGCTGCCATTCGGTGGTGAACTGAAAGACCGGCTTCTGGAGTTCTGCTCCCGGCCACGTAATGACGTACTCGCCGTGCCCGATGACGACGCGCGGTGTGATGTAGAGCCGGTTGCCGCTGGCCTTGAACTGCCGCCAGAACCACAGGTCGTCGTCGATCCGCCCGTCACCCCAGCCGCCATCGGAGTCGGGCTTGCTGTGAAACCACGGCTTGATCGTGCGACGCAGTGCCCGCGTCGAGATGATCGTGCAGCCGAAGTGAGCCGAGTCCACCTGCTGCACCGGCTCGGCGAACCACGACATCGGTAGCTGCGTGCTGCCGCCATCCGGCGGCGTGTCCATCGTGTCGAGCAGCGTCATCATCGGCCGCCCGTCTTCACGCTTGCACTGCATAGGCGCGAGTGCGTCGCACTGCATCGTCATCGCCAAGGCGAACAACTGCTCGATGTTTTCACGGCAAATCCAACTATCGTAGTCGAGCGTAATTATGAATTCTGTGGTCGGCTCAAACTGCTCAAGCATCCGAGTCAAGACCATCGACCAAAACGCACCCTGCCCGAGCGTGGGCTGGATGTGCAGCGGCATGAGGCTCTCGATGAACGAGAAAACGTTCGTCAGAGGCCCGAAGCGTGGAGCCGACAACACCGCTTCCGCACGCACCTCGACCGACGTACCGCCGACCTGGACGATCACGAGTGGCACTCCAAAAGAAAACGGCGGGAGGCACTGCGCCACCCGCCGCTCACTGTGTCGGTCGTGTCAAGCCGGATCAGCCGCTGACCGTGCCATCGACGCCCTTGGCGGACGCCGAGACCGGGCCGTCGTTGCCCTTGCCGAGCCGAGCCACCGTGTAGACGGTGCCGGTCGTGTAGGGCGTCGCGGTGACCTTCAGGTATCGCTTCTTCCCTCGGCAGTCCACGTCCATGCGGACGATCACGTCGCTGTTCGTGTTGCTGGGCGTCGGGATCGTGAAGCCGCCGGTGCCGCCACCGACGAACGCGGTCACGTCGGCGTAGGACGAGTTGTCGTCCGACTCCGAGAGCTTGAGCACGGTGAACGCCGCCTGCGAGGTGTAGCCGGCGTCGGTCCACGGCTCCTGGCACACGTCCACGCTCACGTACTCGTAGCCGAGACGGTCGATGACCATCTCGTGCGTCTGGGCAGTCGTCAGGT